GACAGGATCGTTCCTGCTATCCAACTGCTGCGCCGTTCCAAAGACGGTCGCGCTATGGGTAAAGGCGCTGAGTTGACCGTTTCAGGACAGGCCAAAACAGCTTCTTATCTGAAAGACAGGTCTTTGATTTTCAATAAGTTGCAAAACAGAAACCTTTTTTTTGCGACCCCATCCGACCAAATGGGTAGGGATTCTGATCCTTTTCTTTCTATTTGTTTGAGTTGCTAAAGGGTAATATATACCTATATAGTAATTCACTTTTTGCGAAAACCTCTAAAAGCCTTTGCCAATGAACGACAAAGAACGTAGCATCCACCGCGTGCGTTTCCACGTACAGTTCCGCTCCAAAGTAGTCCTCAACTACCTACCGGACTATCTAAAACTCCCCCCAAAAAAACCAACCAGCAGCCTATACGAAAAGCTGCAAAGCCTTAGAAGGGCGCTTCACAATTTCTCGGTCAACTACCTCCCAAGCCTCATCAACAAAGCCCAACCAACCAACAAAAAAAAAGAGGCAATCCCCGGCCAAACGAAAATTCACATTGACAGCGCCCTCTTCCCAGCGACAAAAACTTACGTCACAAAAATAGAAGCCGTTGATCCAATAGACGGTCAGATAAAAACCTACTTTGGACCCGACATCGTAGCAAATTCCGAACAGGAAGCCGGTTGGCTCATCAAAAACACCGGCCTAAACTACTGTGAAATCGTCGGCGAAATGATAGGCCGCTACGATACAAACGGCCAGAGCGTGCCGTTTGGGATAGAGAGGATGAACTAAAACACAAAAGCACAAAGGATATGCTCACACTAACGAACGAAGACTGTATGCAGATGATGGCGCGGTATCCTGATGGGTATTTTCAGTTAGCTATTGTTGACCCGCCGTATGGGATAGGGATGGATAAAATGAGAGTATTTAATGATGGTAAAAAATGGGATAACGAAAGACCGTCAACAAGATATTTTATTGAATTAAAAAGAGTCAGTAAGCATCAGATAGTTTGGGGTGGAAATTATTTTGCAGAATTATGGCCATGCAAGGGTTTTATAGTATGGGATAAGCATCAACCCGAAAAACTAACTTTTGCAATGGTAGAAATAGCAACTTGTACAATAGATAAGCCCGCTAAAATGTTTTTTACTAAACCAGCAGGCGAAAGAGGTTTTTATACAGTTGATGGCAAACGCATCCACCCCACCCAAAAGCCCGTCGCCCTATACAAATGGCTCTTACACAACTACGCTAAACCCGGCGATAAAATCTTAGACACGCATCTTGGCAGCGCATCCATCGCCATTGCCTGCCACGACTACGGCTATGACTTGACAGGCTGCGAACTTGACCCGGAGTATTTCGCCGCTGCTATGAAAAGGGTAGAAGCCCACACCGCCCAGCAAAAACTTTTTTAGCGTTATATCTTTGCACCTCTATAAACATACACTGTATGGAAAACCTAATCAACAACGTATACCACGAGCCAAACCTTGAAACTATGAAGCGTATGCAGGACAACAGCATAGACGCTATCGTTACCGACCCGCCGTATGGCCTTGCTTTCATGGGGAAAAAATGGGACTACGATGTGCCCAGTATCGAAATATGGCAGGAGTGTTTACGGGTACTGAAACCCGGTGGGCACTTGTTGGCCTTCGCAGGAACCCGTACACAACACCGCATGGCCGTGCGTATTGAAGATGCAGGGTTTGAAATCAGGGATATGATTATGTGGGTATATGGGCAAGGGTTTAGCAAGAGCCATAATATCTCTAAAGCCATAGACAAAGCCGCTGGAGCGGAAAGGGAGGTGGTGGGGATTAGTCCATCATCTCGTCCTAATCATCAAAAAGGAAACACTGGGATGCAAAGGCTGTTAAACAACGACAACCCTCATCAACAAGCAATGCTTACCGCCCCCGCAACCCCGGAAGCCCAACAATGGGACGGCTGGGGCACAGCATTGAAGCCCGCTGTTGAAACTATCACAGTTGCCCGAAAACCCTTACAGGGCACAGTAGCGGAAAACGTGTTGACATGGGGCACAGGCGGGATAAATATAGATGGGTGTAGGATAGGAGCAGAGCAGCGCCCTGTCATGGTTAGGACAAAAACCGTTGTAGCCCCCAAAAGTATGTCGGGTGCATCAACTGGCGCTACATCGTCGGGGGAGTTGACCAATCTTGGCCGCTTCCCCGCCAACCTAATCCACGACGGAAGCGAGGAAGTGGTGGGGATGTTTCCAGAGACAGCGAGCGGGACAGGTTCGATAAGAAAAAAAGCCAAAGGTTTGTTTGGCTTAGGCGGCGATGGTGAACATAATATCGAATACGGCGATTCCGGCTCCGCTGCCCGCTTCTTCTACCAAGCCAAAGCCGACAAAGGCGAACGCGGGCAGGGCAACACGCACCCGACGGTAAAGCCTATTGACTTAATGCGGTACTTATGCAGGTTGGTAACGCCTCCCAGTGGGGTAGTGTACGATCCGTTCACAGGCAGCGGTACTACCTTAATTGCAGCGCACGAGGAAGGGTTTAACTGGATAGGCAGCGAAATGACAAAAGAATACTGGGATATAGCCGTTCAACGAATAAAGGCTCACACCGCCCAGCAAAAACTTTTTTAGCCTTATATCTTTACACAATGGAAACAAAGGAAATTCAAGAACTTGAAAAAATGTCCGTCCCATCCAACCACTACATCATCGCGGTTGACAAAGAACAACGTTTGGGCAACGGCTACATCTTAGCCCCTGTGCTAAAAGGCACTGAGGTAAACGATTTAAAGCCCGTTGAGGGCATGATTGTTGCCCTGCCCATGAAGTTTACCACGGCTTTTGGCATTGCGTCCAACACCCCTTTTGGCGGGCTGACGGCCAAAGGCTTAGAGGAAAGCGTTAAGGTTTTGAAAAAAGGCGATGTGGTGTATTTCTCCTACCTTGCCTGTGACGATGAAAACCTTTTTGATACCACAGAAAAACACTATCTTTACCGTGTGCCGGTGCACCACTTGGTAGCGCTCAAAACCATTGACGGCTTTGAGGCTATCTCTGGTAAGGTGATTATCCGCCCGGAAGAGGAAAAAGAGTTTGAAAGCCGCGTCCTGATCGCTGTCAACAACCGCAAAAAAATAGCGCACGGCTATGTGGTTTCTTGCTCCGATGGGATGCGAGAAAAGTTCGGTGCGGGGCAAAAGGTAGCATATATGGAGCGCTTAGCGGAATGGATAGAGATAGATGGAAGGAAATACGACTTTGTCTACACGCACGAAATATTAGGGATACTATGACCGCTTTTGTCAAAGACGCAACGCTTCCTTCAAAAATCCAAGTCGGGGCACGGCTATATGATGTGCTTGGGTTTTACAATGTCCAAGGCGTTGTAAAAGACGGCGTCTCCAAATGGAAAGCGGATAAGGCAAAGGTTGTTTTGCAGGAAAACGGCAAAGAGGCTATTGTCACCGACTGGCCTATGAAGGTTTACAAACCCTTAACGGAATACAAGGAATGGAAATAAGAGAATGGTATCCCCCGGCAAGGCCACGGTTTGATCAAATCCAAAGCCTATTAAAGCGCGGCTGGCTCATCTCAAGCGGTATGCTCTGGCGGCCAAAAGACAGCAACATCTTGACCGATCCTCTGGAAATAGCAAATGTCATTTCCTCGGGCGATAAGTCATACCATTTTGCGATGACGCATTTTAGGATTATCAAGCCATGCGAGAGCTTAACAAAGGAGAGCGCGTGCAAATAGGCGATCTTATTCGCTTAGGGCATGAAGGTTTAGAAAAAGATTACGTGGTCATGGCCTTAAACGAAAAGTCCTGTACCGGATATTCGTTTGAAGGCGAAAAGAAATTCTTTGCACTGTGCTATGGGGGAAAATCAAAGCTCAAAAAACCCTACAAGGTATACCGCAGATAGCCCGCTGGGAAAGTCCCTACAACGCTACTGGGAACAGCACTGTGCAAAATACGGCGTGCAAATACCGTTTACGGATATTGGGCAGATGCTTTTATATCCAGAACAGCATGACCCTTTCGCGGTGTATATGTTGTACTTACACTTTGTCAAAGCGCCCATCACCGGGGAACTTACCCGGGCGGCGTTTAGGATAAATGCTTATTATTACAACCGCTTTTGTAAGGTAGCGGATAAGGTGGTAAACAAAAAAGAAAAACAACTGATATGCAAAAACCTATAATCATTGCATTTTGCGGCTTGGCACAAAGCGGCAAATCTACCGCCATGAGGGCGGTACGGCATTTTATACAAAAGAACTCGCCCAAGGCGGCGGTATATACGCTTAGTTTTGCAGAACCCTTAAAAGAGGCGTACCGTGCAATCACCGGCGAGTTTTTCTTGGACGTTGCCGAATACAAAAATGCCCCGAGCGCTATGTTCGAGGGGCTGACCAACCGGCAGGTGATACAGAAGATGGGCACGGACGCCCTGCGCAACTCCTTTGACAAGCGCATCTGGATCAAATGCCTACAAAAAAAAATAGAAAACCTTGCGATTACAGAGCACGGCCATGAGTGCTACATCCTGATAAGCGATCTTCGCTTTGCAAACGAAGCCGACTGGGTAATCAGCAATAACGGGATTATTGTCCAAATCCGGCGCAAAGGGGTTGTTAGCGACGGGCATGAAAGCGAGGATACGGTGCTTATCCCCGGGTATCTGATCAAAAACGACGGGACTTTGGAGGAACTCTATGAGAAAATCAACAACCTCTGCTGGGCTGTCGTTATGCCTCAAAAACAAAGCACGTCCCCGGAAATGCCCGACGGCACGATAGACGGCTTTGTCCGTTCTTGGCAGGACAACTTCCGCATCTTAGAAAAAAACCGCCTCGATAACCTGCTCCTTTATATCCGCTTGGTGCATGAGGAAAGCAACGAGGTCTTACAGGCAGCGGAAATGGTATCGGAAGGAAGGGGCGATATGCACTTACGACAAGAACTTCTGGACTTGGTCTGGGTGGCGCTGGGCGCTGCCATCTCTTATGGCATGACAAAGCAACAACTGCGCGAAGGCTTTGAAAGGCTCTACCTTGCCAATGGCACAAAGTCAACTTCTGATAAAGCGGAAGCAGACGCCTACGCAGAAGAAGTGCGCGGAACAGTGCATGAGTGCAAAGACGGCTATTACTTCATCGTCAAAGACGGCAAAATCCAAAAAGGGCCGAGGTACCGAAAAGCATGAGTTACTTCAAAGACAGCGATTTTCGCAAGATGCGCTGGCGCGTCTATAAGGCCAAAGATTTGGCCGATACCAACTTAGAGGAGCTGGAGGCAATAAAGCGTTTCCGGGCAAACAAAGCGGACAAGTTGCGTTTAGGGGCGTATTTTGCCTATATGTACGACGCGAACAGCCCCCTGCCTAAGCGCATACAGGAGGTAAAAGAGCGTAAGGCCGTGGCCGCTAAATTAGCTGGCTTTGACCTTACGCTACCAAACGAGTATTCGCACGCAACACAAATCTTTGCGCTATCAAGCCCCGTTTACGTGGACATAGTGGTGCAGATGCTAAAGGTGCAGCACAACCGCGACTTTTCCCGGATAGCGGCTTTGGAGAACTTCTTTCAAGAGTGCGTGGAAAAGATGTTTGCCATTGTCGAGGAAAGCGACAAGATGGATACCAAAAAAGTCTTGGATGCTTTAACGGTCAAAGACGGGTTAAGGAAGTTTATGAAGGCGACAAGCGAGGAACTGGAAAGCCTATATGCAAAGATATACGGCGATGACAAGCAGTTAGAGGAACTTGTCGGGTCTAAACTAAATTGGTCACCTGAGCTTGTCGCCAACCTGACAAGCGATTATGATGATGATGTATGGTAGTTGATGTAATTGACAAAGACAGGATTTTGTTTGTCGCAATGGAACACGTGGCGACAACTTATCCGAACATGGAACCCCTCTGGCAGCAAAACATCTTGTCGTTCGAGGCAGGGGCTATCTGGGCACTTGCCGTGGCGAGAAAAGAGTACGAAGCCTACTTGTCAAAATCCCTACCGGATTATGACAACGGCTTGTCATGCCAAGCCGATAAATCCAAAAGCGATGACAAGTAAAGAAACGCTGGAACTTACCTTCCTGACAAACGAACACGGGCTTAAATTCCCGGTGCCTTTGGAGTTCTGGCCGCAGGACGCTATGTATGCCTCTATTGACATGGAAGGGGAAATCATTTTCGGCGCTGAAATGCCTACGTATAAACACGGCATTTACTGGTATGGCGATAATTGTTACAGCCACGGCTTTACGGAAGAACCCGAAGACTTCTCCAAAACCCTCTGGATACGCCCTGCGCTATGACAAACGTGCCTGACAACAAACCTTGGTCGCTTGTCGGGGAAGGCAAAGACGCTTATGTATCTTGTCCCGTCCCGGACGGCTGGTCTTCTGAAATCGTGCAAGGGGTGCAATCCGCTATCCCCCCTGTGGGGTACGTGCGCGACCCCTTTGGAGATGGGCTTGTTTTTTTGGGCGTTGAAAAAAAGAACCCGGAACCGGATGACTTTTACTGGGTGCGCACGGGTCTTCCTTCGGATTATGAGCAAAAAATTGCAGAGGAAAAAGCAAAGCAGGTTGAAGACCCGGGGTATTCTGACCCTTATATAGAGGCGTTCCGTCAAGGCGCTTGGGTGCGCCGCCTGTCCGGTTGCTGGTTTGCCAACGGCGCTACGGGAGAGCCTACCTATATTACCGGCCTGCATTACTTTTATCTGGAATGGTGCTTTATCGCAGCGCACGGCAATAGGGGCTATCCGACTTTTCGGGAATCCGATCGGCAGTTTTTCCTCTTTACCGAGCACTGCCTTAGAAACCCCAACTGCTTTGGTGTGTTGAAGCTGACCAAGCGCCGCGACGGGAAAACGGCAAAGAGCGTGGCGTTTGGCCTTGAACCTGTAATGCGGGCAGGATTTTCCAATTTAGGGATACAGTCAAAGACGGCGGAAGATGCCGCCAAAGTGGTCTTTAAAGACGGCATTATCCGCACCTTTGCCCGGCTACCGGACTTTTTTAAGCCAAACCACGATGAGCGGCGTTTGAACAATATCAACAACACACTGATCTTTAAACCTAAGCAGGTAGATACGGAAGCCTTTCGCCGCAACGACTACCTTGGCGGCTGGATAGAACACCGTTCATCCTCGGAAACAGCCTTTGACGGTACAAAACTTTTGCGCTACATAGGCGATGAGGTCTTTAAGACCCAAGTCGGCGTGGATGTGTACGAGCGCTGGAACATCGTCAAGTTCTGTTTGATCATTGACGGCAAGATTAAAGGCAAAGCGATGTTGACCTCTACCGTTGAGGAAATCGAAGGCTCAACGGATATGTATGTCAAGATGTATACGGACTCCGATCAGCTAAAGCTGGATGACGGGACACGGCGCACAAAGACCGGTTTGTTCCGGTTTTTCCTCCCAGCGGATGAGGCGCGAAACCGTGACAAGTATGGCAAATGTGATAAGTCGGCAAACCGCGATGAGATAATAGCGGAGCGAAAGGCGTATGCCGATGACGCCATGTCGTACAACTCGCTTGTCAGGAAAGAACCTTTGACTGTCGAAGAGGCGTTCCGCTTCTTGTCACGCGAAAGCGTGTTTGACACCATCAAAATATCCGACCAAATTGACCTTGTCGCGTGGCGACAGGAGCAACTTGTCGAGCGCGGCAACTATGTCTGGAAAACGTATGGCAGCGAGGTTAAATGGGTGCCGACGCAAAAAGGCCGCTGGCTTCGTGTCAAGGACTACCCGCACCCTGTCAACCCCTTGTCAGAGGCCGACAACACGTCGTATAAGGTGGATTACCGGCCAATGGGCACGGATATGTACGTCTGTGGCATAGACCCCTTTTCACACTCCCGCGTGGAAGGCAGGCAAAAATCCGATGCGGCGTTTTATGTAAAGCGAAAACACGACCCCTTGCAGCCGGACATATCGGATATGTTTGTCCTTCAATATATCTACCGCACAAGCGAAGTGGAGCAGTTTTATGAGGATGTGTTCATTACGCTTTTCCTATACGGCTGTCAGGGCTTGATAGAAAACAACAAGATCGGCATGGTCGGCTACTTTGAAAACGAGCGCGTGCAGAACTTTTTGATGAAGGTCAAAGGCAACAAAAACTACGGGATCGCCGCCTCAAAGCGCACCACACAGGCGATGTGCGAGATGATAGAAAAGTATATTTATGATAATATCCACAAGGTATATTTCTTGGAATTGTTGAAAGATTGGGCTAACTTTGACATTGACGATACACAAGAGTTCGACGCGGCGATGGCTTCTGGCTATACGCTGTTGGCGGATTCAAAGATTTTGTTAAGAAAACAAGCGGACAAACCTATCCGCATTTTGGAAATCGGAGACCTTTTATAGAGCATAAGCACATGAGAAAGAAACCAGCCACCAAGCAGCAGCGCTTTGAAATGGCGCTCAATTCCATGCCACAGCTAAACGTGGCAAACGAGGACGTACAGGCCGCTATCAGGCATATCTATGCCATACAGGACAGCCAAAAGATGAAGGAGACGATCCTGAATTTGTCCACCGAGTTCAATATCAGCTACGGACAGGCCGCCGAAATCATCGAAGCCGAACGGGTAAAGTACGGTATGCCCAAACGCTTTGGTTCGCCCGGGGCGATGTACCAGTTTTTGGCGGCCAAAACCAACCGCGAGCTATGAGCCTATTGGACAAAGACCCGGGCACGCACGTCTTTGTTTGGTGCCAAGACCGGAAGGTGTACGAATCGTTCCAAAAAGGGCTTATGATGGATCCCCGCTGGTGTAAGATGTTCCGCGTCAAGTCCTCTATGGACAAAAGCGACTTTAGCTTTTACATCGAAATGACGGCGATAAACCCTAAGTTTGCAGCCGAGGCCGGGTTTAATTTGGAAAACGGGCTAAGGGAATACATCGAAAAAGGGGCGGTAAAGATCAAATACAAACAGCCGGCCAAAAAATCAAAATGGTATGAGGAATAAGGTAGATTTGATTGGGTACTATGGCAGCGACAAAACACACGCGCTCTCCGCATGGACTTCTACCATGGATGACGGCGAAGATGCTTTGCCGTTTGATATTCTGGAACGCATAGGACACCTCTTTGGAATTGAGGAAAAAAGGCGTGCCCGTAAAATGCCGGAACTATTGGCATTTTTGGCCATGCACAACCATACTACGCCGTTTGAGAAAAGCCTTTTTCACTTCCGCCTACTCGTAGACGATGCAACGCACAAGCACTTCCTAAAGCACCGTATCGGCGTTTCCATCAACGGCGAATCGGCGCGCTATAAGGAGATAAAGCGCAGCAATGTATACCTCCCTGACGACTGGCCGGACAATTTGAGGGCGGAATTACAGGAACTGGCCGACCGCTCGGACGCGTTTTACCGAAAGGCACTGGCACAGTTAATGCCCACGCACGGAAAGCAGCGGGCAAAGGAAAGCGCCCGGTATGCGAAACTCCAATGCGCACAAGTGCATTTAGACGTGTCGTTCAATTTCCGTTCGCTTATGCACTTTCAAGGGCTTCGCAACCATAAGGGGGCGCAAAGGGAAGTGCGCAACATCGGACAGGAAATGATTAACCAAGTCTGGGACATACCCAAACAGCCGTTCATCCACAGCCTACGGGCATTTGGTTTTGAGCGCGGCGTGCTGGGCGTGGTAAGGGACAAATAGGGAAAACCATATCGTTGAGGCCAACGAATTGGTGCACAAATAAAAACATGCAAACAGAAATCAAAAAACCACATGTATCAAATAATTCCGGAAACGAGGAATGGTACACGCCTCCGTGCTACATAGAGAGCGCACGCTCAGTCATGGGTAGCATAGACCTTGATCCAGCGTCGTGCGAAACGGCAAACTTCTGGATTAGGGCCGAAAAAATATTCACAAAACAAGATGACGGGTTATTACATAAATGGCACGCAAATGTTTATTTGAACCCGCCTTACGGTCAGCCATTGATAAAGCGTTTTATTCAAAAGCTGATAGATGAAAAATCAAACATAAAACAGGCGATAGTCTTAGTCAACAATGGCACAGAGACCGCATGGGGTCAGAAATTATTAGAAGCCAGTACTGCCGTATGTTTTCCAAAAGGCCGTATCAAGTTCTACGATTCCAGTTCTGGCCCAGCCCAAAGCCCGCTACAAGGGCAAATGATATGCTATATAGGGGATCGTGTACAAGCATTTGCGAATGAGTTTTCCAAGTACGGCGCTATCTTTATAGGTGCTTGAGGCGGAATATTTACTACTAAAACCGTTTCTTAAAAAAAAACAAATCAGAAGCAAATTAAGAAACAAAAAACCACAAGCAACTGTATTTCAGTATCTTGTTTTGCTTAAATTTATTTTAGAAGAAAACAAAAGAAAAACAAAAAGCACATGATGTACGAAGTAAACAAGTTCAGCTTTGAGATAAAGGAAGCGCCAAACATCCGCCCCCTGTCAAATTGTTACGTACAGGAAATGAGCCCTATCCGGGTACGGCGCAAAGGGAAAGACACCGAATGGAACTATTACGCCGAGACCAAGGAGGAAGCCGAGGCAAAGGTAGCGGAGTTAAAAGCGGCCAAGATTGAAAAACTAAAGCAGGAGATTGAGTGGCACGAATCTCAGGCGCTCTATGCGAAAAGCCGCCTTATGGCGCTTGTCTCTGAAACCGAAAAAACAGAACGGCCATGATGTACCAGATAGACAAAGTAAGACTTCAGGTCAAAGAAAACCCCGACGCTTTCCCGATTAAAAACAAACCTGAATTTGTCACGGTAGGCAGGGGGCGTCATTACAAAGATGGCTCAGTTTTATATTACGCGGCTACAAAAAAAGAGGCCGAGGAAAAACTACGTGAGCTTATCGAGTACAGGATAGGCTGTTTAAAGGAGTTGTTAGGCCATTACGACAGCCTTATTGGCGTTTTGCGCAAAGGTATTGCCACCCTTGAGGGTTTATCATCTTCCCGACATCAGGAAAGTGATAGTCCAAACAGGGTGAAATAACAGCATTTGGACTATAAAAAAGTCTATAAAAAAGTCCATAGGTTGTTTGGAAATAAAACAAATACCCTTTATATTTGAAACTGAAAAGCCTGCCATGCAGACCGCAAGCGCCTGATCGTTTTTACGCTAAAACGGCTTTGTGCACTCGGCGTGTGTTAGCGGATGTGGCGGGCTTAAATTGTGGGGTAGAAAAGCGGTAATTCGCTGGGCTCATAACCCAGAGATCGCGGGTTCGATTCCCGCCCCCATGACAAAATGAGGTGAATGATTTTTTCACAGCGCCCGGGGCAACACCTCGGGCGTTTTGCTTTATAGGAAAATCCGCAGCCTTTCCCCGTGTATTGCACGGTTTTAAACACGTACCCTTATCTTTGCCCCCAAAGGACAATACATGCAGCCAATTTTTCCAAAAGACGGTATAGACCCGCGCAAGAAGGACAAACCTTGGGCGCTGGAATATTGCCGTGCCGCATGGCAGTCCTTTTCCTCTGGCGGCTGGAACTCGTTGTATTCCAACCGAAACAAGTATCGGGAACTGACGGACTATGCCCTTTCAAAACAAAGCATTAGCCGCTATAAGAAAGTGCTAAAGGCAGACGAAAGCCCGGATCCGTCGTACTCCAACATGAACTGGCAGCCGCTTGCCATCTTGACCAAGTTCCGTGAACTTGCTTTATCAATCACCAAGCGCTCGGATTACGACATCCTTGCAACCCCGATAGACCCAAAATCACAGGGCGAAATCAAAAAGTACTTCAAAGAGCAGGAAGCCAAAATCCGGCTTCGCGAAGAACTAAAGAAGGTTGCCCCGGAGATGGTGGACATATCGCCGGTACGGCAAAAAGAAAACGAGCCTGCTGATTTAGAGGAGTTGGAGATACAAAAGATGTACTCCTTTAAACACCAGCTTGCAACCGAGATGGAACAATGGATGCAGCAGGTGTTTTTGATGAACAACATGGATCAGACCCGGGCAGAGGTAAAGCGCTGCCTGTTCGACTATGGCATAGGCGGCGTAAAGGAATACGTTGACCAAGACGGCATCATAAAGGTCAGGGCAGTAAACCCGGCCAACATGATCTGTTCCCGTGTTACGCGCCGCGACTTTAAGGATGCGGAGTTTATCGGCGAAATCATAGAGGTCAACTTGCAGGATTTGGCCGAAATGTGCAACGGGGAGTTGACTGAGGAAGAACTAAAAGATGTTGCCGCAAAAGCGGTCAACGGTGAATCCGCCTTTAACGGTATCAACCTCTGGGCACAGTCCAACATGCGCGACGCAAAGGTGCGCGTCTTGGACTTGGAGTGGTTGTCATACAACCCCTTGTCATACGAGGAAAGCATTGACAAGTACGGCAACAGGCATTTGACAAGGACAAGCCCCGACAAGGGCGCAAAGACAAAACTTGTCAAGGTCGTTTACAAAGCCAAATGGATAATGGGTACCGACTACCTGTTCGGCTTTGGGCTTGTCACCAACATGAAGCGCAAGCGTTCCGCCTTGCAGGAAACCTCGCTTTCCTTTCACTTGTTCGGCCCTAACTTTGACTACTTCGATATGTCCTGCGTAGGCAAAGTGGAGCAAAGCATGAACGTGGTGGACAACATCAACCTTGCCTATTACCGCTTGCAGCACGTTGTGGCAAAGGCAAAGCCGAAGGGCATAATGATAGAGGTGGGCGCTTTGGAAGACGTGCCTATCGGCAAAGGCGGGCAGCAGTTCACGGCCAAAGACCTGATAGACGTTTACGAGAGCACTGGGAATGTCTATTACCGTCTAAAAGACATGGAAGGTAATGTCTCCAATTACCGGCCTATCACGGAACTGGAAGGCGGTATCGGGGCACAGGCACAAGAGTACTTTAGCATCATCCAGCAGAACATCCAGCTTTTGCGGGACGTGATCGGGCTTAATGAGGTAACAGATTCCTTTGCAGGCCAGCGCACGTATTCCGCAGCGGTAAACGCCGGGATAGAGGCCACGAACAATAGCCTATACGGTATCTTGGAGGCCGACCGGGAAATTATGCAGTCTTTGTCGGAAAGCATTTCGCTTCGCATACAAAGCGTTGCGCGCTCCGGGAACGTCAACAAGACGTACCTCTATTCGCTCGGCAAACCTACCTTGGACTTTATGTCACAAGGCAACTTGCAACTTTCGAGCATCGAGTTTGGTATATTCTTAGACCCGGTGCCGACCCCTGACGAACGGGCGGCGTTTAAGATGCGTTTGGAGAAGTTCATAGACGCGGGGCAGGTAGATATTGACGATGCGATAATGATCGAATCATTGCGCTCTTTGAAAACGGCGAACGCTATTTTAGCCTATAAGGTGCGCAAAAAACGCGAACGGGCAGAGCAGCAGGCCATGGCCATGCAGCAACAAAACGCTCAGGTACAGCAGCAAAGCGCCATGATCGCGGAGGAAGAAAAGCGGAAAACCCTGCAACTGGAATACCAGCTCAAGATGGAGTTGCTAAACGCCGAAATCCAAAAGGCGATGGCGGTCGAGCAAATGAGGCTGGAAGCGGAGTTTGTAAAGAACAAAATGATTGCGGACGCCTCTTTGACCAACGAACAACTAAGGGCGGAAAGCAAAGAATATATTGCAGAAACCATGGCTGCGGTACGAAAGGAAAGCCGCAACCCGGCACAGGTAGCATCGGACACATTAAAATAAAAGGGAACAAATGGAAATATTTGGCAAAAACGTTGCCGAGCTGATCGGGCTTACCGATAAGCAAGGCGACGCCCCGGTAGAACAAGCACCGGAACAAGCGCCCGAACAAAGGGAGGAAACGCCACAGGAAACAAGCGGCGAAACCCCACAGGGCGCGGCGCAACAAACAGAAGACCCGTTCAAAGCGCTCTTAGAGGATGGGTTTGTAAAACAGTTTCTGGATTCATACGTAGGCAACGATGAGAACATCGAAGACCTTCTACAACAGGAACTTGAGCGCGTGCGGTTGGCCAAAACCGATTTTTCGGCCATGGCGGATACGGATATAATCCGTGCCGGGCTTAAAAAGGAATGGCCTGAGCTGCAAGGCGCTGCCTTTGAAAAGGCGGTAAAGAAGTATTTTGAAGCGACGTTTGGCGAAGAGGTCGAGGTGTTCGAGGATGACGAGGACAGCGCGAGCGAAAAGCAGGTGCGCGACGCCCAAATCCGGCGAAAAGCCAATGAGTACCGAAAGCAGTTCCAAGAGGAACAAGCCAAAAGCAAACGCAAAACGGCGCAGGAAATAAAGGCCGAAAAAGAAGCCAAAGATGCGGAGGCACGCCAGAAGGCGCAAAGCGAAGCGGAGGCTTGGGACAAGATGGTCAAAGGCAACGGGTTTGTGTCCAAGGCATTGGAAAGCGGCGAAATCAAGGTTGGGAAAGCTGACCAAGAACTGTCGTACAAGATCAAAGACAAGGACAAATTCACAGCCGCCCTGACCAGCGACCCGGACTTTTTCAACCTGTTTGCCACGAACGACACCAAAAACCCGGTTGACTTCCAGCGCTGGGCAAAGGTAGTGGCGTATGCTTTAGACCCCGAAGGGTTTGAGGCGCTATTGTATTCCTCCGGAAAGAACGCCGCAACGGGAAAGATTATGGACGAGCTTGAAAACCCGGCAAAGCCCGGCGAAGTAAGGCCAAGTTCGCCTAACTCGTTTGCGGAATCGCTGATGGGGGCGATTAACAAAAAACGATAAAACTTACCAACCATGCCTACTTTTGGCACTACCAACAAAAACTACGTCTCGACGTTGATGGTCCCCAACTTGGTGGACCGCCGCGAGATCCTAAACAAAGTGCTCAATGTGACCAACGAGGACTTGTCCTTTTTGGAAATGCTTGAGCTTATGCAGCGCTCCGAGCCGTCCGCCCAAGTGGAATACCACAACCTGATCAACGAGGAGCTTTCCGTGAACGTCACCGTTTCGGCGGTCAGCACCTCTGGCAGCTTTTCTACCTCTGCGCCCAAAGTGACGGTATCCGCTGCCGACTTTGCAAAGGTGCGAGCAGGCGAGCTTGTCATCTGCCCCAACGGCAAAGTGGGCTACATCAAGTCCAAGTCCAGCTACGGCTCGATCACGCTCAACGGCACCACGGAACTGCACGTCATCTCGATTGACAACGCCTCTTTGGCGCTTGCCACGAGCGACAAACTCTCCGTGTTTTCCAACGCCGCAGGCGAAGGTTCTTCCGAGCCCAGCGCACGCCGGTACAGCATCTCCAAGGAGAGCAACCACATCCAGATTTTCAAAGAAACCTACGAGGTGACGGACATCGAAATGGGTTCCATTGCGGAATTTGAGCACGCCGGGCAGTCCTACTACTTCTCGTATGAGCAGGCGCAAGTGTACGCAAAGTTCCTGAGCGCCGTTAGTGCCGCCATGATTTTGGGGCGTCAGTCCACGGACACGTTCAACGACACGGTGGGCGCAAACACCATCACCGACGTGGACGGCAAAGTGGTTTCCACGACCAAGGGTCTGAACCAGTACGCTGAGGAAGGTATCGTTGCCCCGGCTGCCGGCATCAACACGACCAACTACGCGGACATCACGCGCCTGCTGGCAAAGGCACGCGCCCCGCGTGAGTACATGATCCTGATGGGTTCGGAAATGAGCATCGCCCATGACAACATGCTCAACGCCCTGACCAACGCCGACGCCGTTTCGCCGTATGCCCGCTTCAACGTGGATGGGCGCGACATTGACCTCGGCGTGGATGCGTTCAAGCTCTACGACTTCCGCTTTACCAAAAAGCGCCTTCCGTTCTTCGACCACCCCGTGCTTGTGAACTTCGCAGGTTCTGCCGGCTTCGAGCGCCGGGCATGGTTCCTGCCGATGGACAACATCCGCACGTCGGACGGGCAGTCGCTGCCGCGCTTTATGACGCGCTACATCAAAATGCCGCTTTCCAACCAAAGCAACGCAACGACCGATGCACAGACCCGCTACCGCGAAATCTCGCTGGGCGGCCTTGCAGACGGCGTGGCAACGTCCGGCGAGAGCGTCCGCAAGATTGTGTACGAGTGCCGCCAAGGCTTACAAGTGCTGGGCAAACAGCACTTTATGGCCGTTGACCTCGTGTAAAGGTTTTCATCCAAGTGTATCATGTGCATTGTACCCGGGGCGGGATTTGTACCGCCCCGGTTTTTCAAACCAACAAAAACAAAAACAACGATATGAAAAAGTCGTATCTCTATCTGGCCGGCCTCGTTATCGTGCTCCTTGGCCTGCTTTTCCAGTCCAGCACCAATCAGACGGGCGGCGCTTGGCTTTCCAACGAGTTGATATACCCGACGGCAATTACGCGTGACAGCGCAAACGCCGACAAGTACATCACCGTCAACGCAAACCGCCCGTTCAAGGAGGATTCCAAAGCGATCTTCCACATCGAGCACGTCAAAAGCTCGGGCACCGATGACGCTGGCTTTACCTTTCAAGGCAGTAACTACCCGGCAAGCCTCGCGCTATGGGATGATATTACGTCTTGGACTTGGACTGCCACGAACGATACCACGCTTACCCAGACGAATACTTACGCTTATTACCGTATTCGTGTGAACGATCCTTCGACAGTCGCCTTTAGTTCCACTACGCGCCTCGGGCTAAAGCTCTGCAAATAATCCCCCGCTCAGCGCAGGGGTTTCGCTACCTATGGACGGGGTCGGTGGGTGAAGGCCGACCCCCATTTTTTTAAGGCACAAGGAAAAAAGAACTATGTTTGTAACAGACCAATACAACGACCTCCCAAAAGAGGTATTAGACCGGGTACCAAAACTTACCGGCCAAACCGTCAAATTTGTCGTAGGCGGGAAGTACTATGACAAAGCCAACAAGACGTACCGCTTTCCTTATATGACGGCGATCCCCAAGACAGACCGCATCGTTGACCCGAAGACCAACGACGTCTACCCGATCGCAAACGTGCACAACGTATCAAGCTCCGGGGAACCGATTATGCCGATGGTGTACTTTGACCATTCCGGCCACATCATCATCCGCCCCGACGAAAACGGGCGCTATCCGGCAAACGACTTGCTGACGTACCAATACCTCATGCTGTGCAATTACAACGGCTCAAACCCACACCGCGACAAAAGCGCAAAGATTTACTTTGAGCAGGTAAACGACGACGCCGTGGCACAGACCAAGGTGGACGCAAAATCCTTCTCAGCCGATGCGGTAAAGGCCGTGGCACAGCTCAAAGACGACGACGTCCTGCTTTTGGCAGCACAGTTGGGCGTGGGCGAAGCGGGCGACATGACGCAGGTAACACGTTTGAAACTTGTCGAATACGCCGAAAAGGAAGCGCAAAAAGTCATGTCCGCAATCGAGGTCATCTCCAACCTCGGCGAATATGTGAGCGCAATCGAAAAAGCCTTGGAAGTAAAATCCATCCAGTTGGACAAGCGCAACAACAGCTACAAGTGGGCAGAAACCAAGCAGGAATTTTACGCAGCGCCAAAGGGCATTTCCGCAGAAGCGGCCAACGCCTCGCTTGCCCGCTGGTTTAAGACAACCACAGAAGGCGCTTCCCTGTTTGCAGTACTAAAGAACACTTTGGGATAAGGATATTACAGGTTTTAAGAGGTTTTATGTTAAAGAAAAGCGCCCATACCTATACGGCGCTTTTCGTTTTACAACCCCTTTGGTTTACTTTTTTGGGCAATATGCCCGTATTTTTGTACCGTAAAAAACCATCATCCAATGAGAACCAAGATATTGGCCGTTGCCGCAATGTTCCTTTCCTTGCAGGCTTCCGCGCAATGGGTACGCCCTAACACGTTCCCGGAACTGACCACGGTAACGGACAGCACGTTCGAGGTCTATTCGCAGCGCTATGGCCTTACGCGCAAAGCAAGCCTGACTACGATAAAGAAGTTCATGGATCAGTCGCTCGCAATCGTGGGCGACAGCGTCTGCATTACCAAAACGACGGGCACAACTTGTGTAAAGCTGCCCGCCCAAGCCTTTAGCATGACTTCGCAAAGCTATGCCCGGGCAGTCGTTAGCCAGTCGTATTCCGTCCCGGCGGACACGGTCGCAAAGTATGACTATATCTTTGTGCAATACGAAACCAATTCCACGCCGTCCGGGTCAACCATTACGCTCCCTTCGCCCGGAGCTTCGACCATGGGCAAAGTAATTGACCTATACGTGTATTTGGGGCCATCTGCAAGCATTTCATCTGCAACCGTATCTGGAACACTATGCACGGTTTCCGGTACGTCTGTGGCCTTTGTAGGCTCTTATAGCGCAATCCCCGGGCATTATAGGTTCGTAGGTACGGACGGCCTTCAGACCAGCGGCTATAAATGGCAGTTGGTTAGCTCCCCGTTAGCCCCCAGTGCCGCCGCCGCCTCGTCTAAACGTACCGCCTCGCAGACGATCAACAGCGCAAACGTGGTCTTTAGCGATACGACCTTTAGGAACACCGACATTTACACAGTCTATGCCGAAGCCGAAACAGGGAACACAAGCCTAAAGGTGCCGATCCCTGATTCCAGTTATGCGGGCAAAATGATTTATTACTACCCAGCAGGAAGCACAAACACAAACACCATCACCTGCGACGCCGTGCGCATCCTAAAATTCTCCTCAACGCCGTTTGCAACTACAACGGTTTCCTCTGAGGCTGTGACCGTTGCAAAGAAATTGACAGGGATTTTGTATGAAGGCACCTACTACTGGGAAATGCGGGATTTGTATAATAGCGCTGCGGAAGTAAAAAGCACGTTTACGGCGCATAAGGCGTATACGGCAAGCCAAGAAATAGACACAGACACTATCTTAAAGTACGACGAACTGCACATCCAAATGCTTGCTGCCTCGTTCCCGCTTACACTTACACTATACCCACCTACGGCGGCAACAAAAGGCAAGACAGTGTATGTGTACCCAATCACAAGTTCGTATCAAGTAAGCATTGCCGGCCTTGATAATAGCATTGGCCGCTACGACAGTCCTACGAGTTTCACAACCACCGGCTTGATTGACATTACAAAGCCGGTCATGTTGGTATCAAACGGCACGTATTGGATGTGGTACCCATCTGTTCCAGAAAGGATGAATCAAAACAAACTCGTAGGCCGCTTTTCTTCCGGCTACGGACAAGCGCAGGAAATATCTATTTCATCCGACTTTACCATGACAGGCGGAACGCTCGCACTTTCTACGACCTCAACTTCTGGCGGCTATTCGTTCCTAAAGTCAACGGTCTCCACGGGCGGCGAAATGGTCATAATTTATACCGGTACAGCGCCTACGGTAACAGGGAGCGCTGGGGCGTACACCATTACCGTCCCTGCCAACGCCCGCATTTATAGCTATACGTTTTCAGCCGATACGGACGATCTAAAGGTTGACGGCACTTTGGACATTACCGTTACCTTTACCTCGCTTCCGAACAACATCAACCAGACAGAGGCCATTGCTTTTGTCCCGGCTATCACTATTATCGAAAAAGCATCGCCGTGGAACGTACAGCAATTAGCCCAAGGCGCTGGCTGGCAGGTAACGCACCCGACCATCTCTGGCGGTTCTGTTCTTAGCCGTATGACCGGGATGCAATCTTTTGGACAGTATATTGTAAAAGCCAATTTCTAATGAAGTACATACTACCCTTCCTGCTGCTTTTGCCGCTTTGCGCATCTTCGCAGGACACCATTAACCGAATCTTTACAGGCGTGGCCACGTTTGCCAACATGGACACCGTAAGTGGCGGCAAGTTCCAAGGGACGGTATATGTCAACGACTTGTCAGGCGTTTACCGGGCAAACCAGATACTTGTCGGCGATCGCCTTTATCTTGCCACGGGCGCGACCTATACAGTGGATTCTGTCTGGGCTGCGACAACTATACAGGCGACCGTTCGCTTTGTGCAAAACAGCGGCTTGTCAGCACGGCCAAGCGGCAGCGGTTTGCTGACAAGGCCGACAACCAACTACGGGCTGCCTATGATAGCCGCCGACAACGCGAACGGTATTTCCACTCAGCTACAAGCCCTACTCTTGTCAAGCCTGACATTCAAGGTTGACAGCCTTATGCGGGATTCCTTGTCAGACCTACGGGACGTTGTCGCCTCGCTTGTCAAGAACAATTCATTCCTTGTCTACGATTCCCTTGCAGGGCACTGGAAAGATAGCACGGTTGCTTTCGGCTTGTCATCCGCTGGCACGGGAGCGTCGGGACGTGTTGCATATTTTACAAGTAGTGATTCTATAGGTGGGGATTCTGCTTTGTATTGGAACGCGGCAAACGATAGGTTAGGCATTGGCACAAGCAGCCCGACAGCTATGCTGGAAATCAAAAGCCCGACTGTATTAGCGGCTATCAAAATCAATAACGGCACAATCGCTTCCGGGAAAGTTCTTTTGGCAAAAGCGGATACGGTCATTTGGTCGCTCGGATCGGTCGGGGCAAGCGACAATTTTCACGTGTACAACAACATAGACAGTGCCTCTGCCATCTTTGTGCAAAAGTCGGATTCCAAGGTGGGTATAAACACCGTCACGCCTGCATACCAACTCGACGTAAACGGCAAAGGCCGCTTCCAAGATACCATCCTGATCGGCACAAAACGCGTCCTTACCACAGACGACATCGGCGCTTCAAAGTCTTTGATAGACACCCTACCCAATGGTAGCGTTACGATAGACGCAAACTCCAATACCTTCCGTCTGGACAGCATGGCAAACTTTACGGCCATGGTATCCACGACGGCGGGGATCACAAGGGGAAGGACAAACACGACCACTTTTTTAAGCAACCCGAGGAACAATATCAACAACGGGTTTTTTATGAACCCGACCGTAGGGGCTTATTTGCATTTTACGGACACGGTGACCTATGGCAGTGTTTACGCATATAATGACAGGGCGGTAATGGTGGCGGCAAACAGCACGTTCCCGGCTTCCTCTGTATTGGTAGAGGATTCCGGCGTATCCATACAGTCTAATAAATCGCTAAATACCCCAGCCTCTCAGATTACATTGACCAACGACACAT